TTTTTGATGCTAAGAAAAAATTTCATTGATAGTTGGATCATTCTCTGCTCCGTCTAAATACAAAGAGTAGTCTATTTCCCTAATGAGTTTGTAGTCTTTAGTGAAAAGGACAAAACTGTTAAGACGGAAGCCCCCTTCTAAAGTATAGAAAACTCCTCTATCAAAGTCATAACCCTCCTTACCTTCAGGAGGAGTACTCAATTCTGATAATTCTACAATAGAAAGATTTATCTTCTCTGAGCGCTCAGCTACTTTAAGACTAACTTCAAAAGTAGAGTTGTGTATTAAACCGACATAAGACTTGACTAAATTAAGGTGATCATTCAGAGAACTACTAATCAAACCCACAGAAATTTCCATAGCTATGGGTTGCACTTCTAAGATAGACGAAATAGTCTGAGTTAGATTAGTATCTATACTCATACCTCCTGTTCTTCTTCCTAACTGTACCCCTATAAAACTCACATTTGTGTTGTAATAGGTTATACCTGGAAGAGTCAAAGGAAGTTTACGGCTAGAAAGTTTTCGGAAAACTGAATCTTTATCTGCATAGACAACTTTTGATTTATCTATTTCAAAACTATCCGCCAAAAACTGTCCCAGAAATGCTAGTGAAGGTTCGATCATTTTAAAGCTCCTTCAAAAAATTACAGTGATATCTATTGACTGAGTCAAAGAAGTATTTTTAATGTTCATACTAACTAGGTTAGAACAACTTAACAACAAAAAACCAACCTGTTTCAAAGTAAAGGTATTGGCTTCACTGTCTGTTAGAATAATTTCTAAAACTTCATTCTCCAACCCAAAGCTGTCTGGGATAACAGCGACAAAACTGTTATCAGTCAAATCAAAATCTTTGTCAGCTTCAGCAGCAATAGTAACCGGAGCATTTATTTTAACCAAGTCTGTAGAGAATGATTTATAAAAAGAAGAAAGATTACTTCGAGTTTTATCTGTAGCCGTAGTAATCTCAGTGGAAACTCCAAAAGTAGTCATTAATCCTTCCCTTCAAAAAAATGAGAAGGGAAGAAACAGTCTCCCCTTCTCATTAATTCTAAATACTTTCTGAAAACTAGTATTTAAGTTGAAGAACTTTTGCCACTGACTCAGGTATCTCAACTTCTTCTTCCTCTTCTTCCTCAATACCGTCGTCATCGTCATCGTCATTATCATTGTCCAGGTCTTCGGCTTCCAGTTCTTCTTCATCATCATTAACAACTTCTACTTCTTCTTCAGTCTCATCAAGAAGATCTTCATCTTCAGCAGATTCTATGTCTTTAATAGATTTAGCTAAACCGTCTAGAAGAGGATCAGCAGCTGTACCACGAATAGCTTTAACGAAAAGCCTTCCTGCATTTTTGGTTTTTCCAGACTTAGCAAGGACGTAAGCCTCTAGAATTAATTTACCTGCTTTGATTGTTCTTCGAATTTTCATGGTCTCCTTTAACCTCCTGATCATATTTGATAAATTTAATAATCAAATGTTTTTTCACCTATTCTTTGTGGTTAGATCTTACGTCCACGAGCAACACTCATAGCATTACCCAAAACCATGGAAGCAATCTCATCCAGGAACCAACCCTTTTTAGGCTCACCCTGAGAATACCGATTGACAGGTTCTGCAGTCATGGTACCTCTAACAGTAAATACTCCATGATTAATAGGAGCACCTACAATGTAAACCTCACCTGCGTCTAAAACTTTTAGATTAGGCTGACGGAAATTGTCGGTATTCATCGTTACTCCATACATGGTACCAAGATACCCTTCTTGGAGCAACTCCCACTGAGTAACTGGGTCCATAACTCCTGCGAAGTCACTGTTAGCAATAATATCTTGCCACAGATCCGAAGCAAACAAACAAGAAGGAGTAGGGATACCCCACCTAGCAACCTGGTTAATCAACCGAGCAAAAACACCAGGAGTAAAAGTTGCAAAGTTTTGAATTGTGTTACGTACGACAGCTGCCTGATCTGCCATAGTTTTCCAGAGTCTATCTTCCTGAACCATAATAGCTTCTAGACCTTCTTCATACTTCTCTTCCAAAAGGTCTCCAGAAGACTTAGCAAGTTCTGCAGTATCAATAAGAATGAATCCATTAATATGGAACTCAGGGGGCATGAGCTGACGCTGCCTGATTTCTACAGGAGTAACCTGTGAAGGTGAAACAGCAATAAAGCCAACTACATTCTTCTCTTTAACTGTAACCAAATTGGTTTCGCCTTGTCCAATCTCGTTGTAGAGACAGATACGACGAGCGAAACCTTCTCTATCCGTTGTCTCTATGATTTCTGCACCAATTGCCTGACCTAACATGAACATTGCCTGTCCGGTTTTGTCGTTTACCGCCTCCACTAAAGCTTGTCTTCGTTCTTTTGCTCTCTCTGCGGTATCCCTGACACTCCCCTTAACAAGTTCCCCTTTTGATGCAGTCTTTAATGCATTACCTATCTGTACTAACAGATCAGCTTGGCTAGAAGCGTTGATCTCTCCTTTGTTACTTGTAAAAGGATAATTCTGTCCTCCAATCTTAGTAATGCCCGGAAGAAAAGGAGACTTGTCCTTTCCAATGAGAGTTCTGTAAGGATTTGCTTTCATTTCCAAATATCCCTCCTTAATAGTATTCTATTTATTTAAAAAAATATCACTAGTACTAGTACTAGTACCGAAGCCCCAGAAAAGGAGTTTCGACTGTAGGAACGTGAGTAACCACACAAGAAATTGTAGCTCCCGCACCCCCAATAGTAACGATTCCACTTGCCCCGCACTTAACTACTGCTCCTCCTGCCCAAGCTACACCTGCATCAAACTGATCCGTAAAGATTTCACCCTGCAAAATTGCTCCTATAGAACTTACATAATCTGTAGCTGCAAAAGAAGTGAGATCCAACTTGTCTTCAAACTGAAGTTCAACAGCAGTAGGACTGTAACGATAAGTAATAGTTTCTACTAGACCTGCCTGTCCTGCATGAAAAGTAATAACCTTTGCTGCAATACTATACTGATTAGCAACAGCAGGATTACCAGCCGTCTGTGCTGTACCGGCACTGTTAACAATGTAAATTTGCGCTGCAATAGGTTCTTTTTCTAGAGTTACCGTATAAGTGGCAACAGCAGGACAGGTTAAATCCTCAACATTACTCTTAGTGACAGGGGTCATTGTCTGACCATAAGAAAAGCCAACAAAAATTTCAGTCCCTGCAGCGGTAGTAGGTTTAACATGCTCCTCCCCATCTTCCAGAACCTGCATTAAGGCAACTCCCTCAGCAGCAACAACCTCTCCTGTAGAAATAGGAAACTCTTTGCTTTGACTGATTCTGGTTTTTCCGTCTAAATGCAACATACACTTTCCCTCCTTTTTAAAAATTTTTCAAAGATTTCTTTCAATCTACGAAGTTACTTCCTAAAAGAAATCCGTTCCCTATAAGATGCTATTGTTTTATCTGCAATAGGATTTATTACAGATAGAGGCAAAACATTTTTTGAAGGATTAAAATTAATGTTACCTGCTCTCAACTTTTCTTCGACCTCTTTCTGTTCCAGATCTTCCTCAGAAATTTGCAATTCTCCATGAATTGTTCCTGAACTTTGAATAGTAGATTTAATCTCCTTGTAAGTTTCAGGTTTCTTGTACATCAATTCAGTTGCTTTAGAAACCAACGCAGTAAACACGTCTGATCCAGCAGCTGTAAAAGCAGATTCAACAGCACTTATAGCTTTTGAATCAGTAAGTCCCCTCGCTACCAGTTCATCAAAAAATGCTGCTTTAAGTTGCTTGTTAAGGCTTGGATAAACTCCTTTAACAGCTCCTTCTATAGACAACGCTAGACAATCGAGAAACTTAGGAATAACTGTTGACTGAAGTCTTTCAAAGGCCAACTCTTCGAGATCAAGAGAACTTAATACTTCTCCTAACTCAAATACATCACCATTAAATTCTTTGACTGTAGAAGTAAGACTAGTTTCCTTGGCTCTTTGTTTGAAAGCTTCTAGAAACTGGTCGGTGTCAAAGATTGGATGTGCAGCTACAGGAGTCTTTGATTTAACAAGTTTAAAAGCTGGTACTCCACCTTTAAAAAATACCCATGTGGGTTCAGGAGAAGAAATCAAACTAGCTTCGATCCCTAAAGAATCAGACGAAAGTGCATCTTGAACTTCCTCCTCTTCTCTATCTTCCTCCACTATCTCTGGTTCAATTTTTTCTACTTCAGTGTTAACTTCTTCAGTGTTAACCTCTCCATCTTCTGCTCTTTCAATGTTAACTTCTTCCTCACTATTTTCTTCTTCTGATATTACTTCTACTTCCGAGGAACCACAGACAGTACAATATACTCGGTTAGAAAGATCTTCATCCTTTAAAGATGAATTTGAATAAATCTTACTACTACAAGTACCACACTTTAGTCTAGGACTTTCCAAAGAAGCTCTTAGAGACGCTGTTTTAACAGGTGCTCCAAGAGAAATTTCTTCAAAACAGAAAGGACAAAACTTGTCAATCGCTCCTACTACAATTGTCTCTCCACATCCTTCACACTTAGATCGGAATAACTGACCTTTAGAGGAAGCTGTAAAGAGACTGTACTTCTTTTTTCTCGCCATTATCCCACCTCCCTGAACATCAAATTTAAAAAAATAATGACACCATCCTCCTTTCTACAGTACCATAGTGCCTCCATTTCAAAAAAGGCTATCAGTTTCTTAAACACACACTTGCCCCTGATACAATTCACAAAAATAAACTAAAATAAAACTGTACCATCTCACGTCTTAGATAAGGATTCTTCTACTATCCTGAGTGTTCCTAAGAAAAAACTTCACCAATGGCTGTAGTATCTGCTGCGTCTGCAACAGAACTTAATTCAACGAACACTGGATCAACAGCAAATATATAGTGTAGTTTTCCTTTTACGATGCTACCATACTCTTTAAGATTATCGAAATTGCCTTTACAGCTACAAGTCCTTTTTATGGAAGGCCCTAATACACCTCCGCAAATACTACATTGAAAAATTCCACAAAGAGCTCCCATAGAATAAGCATTTTTCTCACCTTTTAAAATATCAAGAGCTAGACTTCTGTCTTTTGTTCTATCAAAAGCTGCTAGAACATTAACCTTAGCTATCTTATAATAAGGAACATTAGTTAAGTTAGCATCTAGGTTAACACCTTTAGCTTTTGTTTCGTCAGAATTTCTATGTTCCTCAAAAGTAGGAGCCCCTACAAATGTTTTGTATCTTTGGACCTTTTGATTAACATCAAACTCAACTAGAGAGGCCATAGAAAAACACTGAGAATTTCTGTTAGGAATATCCGAGGTAACTATACCTACAGGAGTGACTACGTAATCATCAATACTAGAAGAGATACAGTACTTCTTAGAGGCAAAGGGAAGCCAAGAAATATCTACAAGATTCTTGAACCCTTCGTCTTTTAAGTTAACAAGCTTTTTAATCTTTCCATTATCTTTTGCTGTGATTATCTCTTTCTTAAAAAGCGAAAAACTTTTCGAACTCGATATAATAGACGATCCATATATCATAACTTTTTGCATTTAGTCCCCCTAAAAATTTAAACAAGATTTTCCTTTTATATTTTTACTACCTTGAATTAATCCAGCTGCCTCTCTGGCTTTTAGAATCTTTTCATCTGGAAGATCTTTAAGATCTACTTTCCCAAACATTCCTCCACCTTCTCCTTCTTCAGTATCACCGATTGCCGCTATTTTGTCTTTGTACGCTTTAATTTTCTTTCTCAAAATAATATCTTGTGCTGTTGAATCTAAAACTTCGTCAATATCAACACCTGCAGCACTAGCAATCATGGCTAAAGGGATAGGAATTCCTTTTTCTTCAGCAGTACCTAATATCTCTAGGTAATCTGTATCTGATCTAGGAGTTAAGTCTTTGTGCCATTGAACACTAGGAGTAATATATTGAGATGAATTAGCTAGATTCTTTGATCCAAAAATTCTATATTTGTCATGCTTAGACTCTATTCTAATATGGTGAGAAAGTTCTGCTTGTGTTCTATGTTTGAAACCATGGTACTTAGCAAGAAGAAGAAATACTTTATCGTTAAGTACATTCCTCGTCATAAATTCTCTATAGTTTCTAAGGTTTTCTATAAAAACACTAAGTGCCACCTCCATAGAATTATAACTAGTCTCTCCTGAGAGGAAAGATTCGTTCACACCTAAGGCTCTCATCTTAGCATTAGAAAAAATATCCCACTCGTCACTTACCTTCCAGAAGTCAGAACCAGAACGGAGCTCACTAGCTTCAACTCCTTTTCTAGTTGTAATAACAGCACCCTGAGGATCTTGATCTGCATTAATAAACAAGGAAGTAATGTTAGCTAGTTGATCATCTGTAGGTTCCCATTCATCATCACCAGCTACAACATGAAGAATGCTGCGTTGCCGTCTCCAAGATCCTATAATAGTACCTCGCATCAAAGCTTTTTCTATCAACCAAATCGGGAGAACTCTAGTATAATAACTAATACTAGGAATACCCGGAACATATGATCTAGCTAAATACAAAGTGTTTAAAGGTTCTAATTCTATCTTAGCCTTATTTAATAATTGAGACATTAACTTAGGTGGGATTTCAGACTTAGCTTCTTTATCTCTGGGGTCGGTAGATCTTAAAAACTTTTTCATCTCGCCGCTTATTTTTAGATCTATCTTTGGGTCGTAACCACGTAATGGAATTGGAGTAATCTCACAATCGTCTGGATTAAAAATAGCTAAATCAGTGAAGAGTCCTCTATTATCATCAAAAAGAAGTGATCCTATTACTTTTCCTAGTACTAAAAAGGAAACAGACAGCTCAATCATTAGATTAACGACCCCGAGTTCCTCCATAGTGTCTTCATATATCTTTAGAATCTTAGGATCTTTAACTCCAGTTAAAGTAAAGTTAGACCAAGGAAGATTAGAAAGTAAGTCTACTGTTGGACCTGCGGTAGTGTCATACAGATAAATTTCTCTGTATAAGGAATTGAGAGCTTGTTCACTGGTACTTGATGTCATGCCCTCTAAAACTCCAACACTTGTGTTCGGTTGAACAACATTGATAAGAGTATTCACCGCTGAAGACTCTATCTTTGTTTTAGGTTGAACAAAACCTAAAATTCTCTCGGCATTGAGCTTAAACATTATCACCTCCATCATCAAACATCTTTACTAACTCATTAATGAATCTTTTGTCTTCATTCTTAAAATCCCAATTCTTTAGATTAGCCTTAACCCATTCCCTCAAAGATGTACCTAGTTCTTGACTCATTGCTGCCCAGTCTGCAACCATCTCGCTAAGATCCTCATACGTCATATCAGTGGGACTAGCGTGATATTCTGGATGATGTCTATTAGTGTTAACGTGATGCCTATTAGCTTTTTTAACAACTCTTTCTACTCCCGGAGGATAAATAAAGTCTTCATCCTTATTTTTCTTGTAGTGATACCAAGTCAACCAGATACACGGAATCCTTTCCATATCAGAATACTTAGATTTATCGTGAAGAAGTCCTCTCCTAGACAAATTCTCTGGGTTAGTGTAAGGTTGATTCTTAACTCGTTTACCGTACTTCTTAGCAATTTTCTTTAAATTCTTTCTAACTCTGTTAATGTGCTCAGAAGTTCTTTCTCTATATTGTCTAACCATCTCAGGAGTGGGCTTGGGAAGAGATATCGTTAGATACTTAAGGGATTCTGCTTTAACAGTAACCAATTTCATTGTTCAACCTCTTATTAACTATTTTCACACCGGAACGGTTTTTAAAACTTCTTTGTGTCCATAATTCCTAACGTTGATCATAACCTCATACAGAGGTTCACCTTTCCAATTAGTCAAAACTCTAGTCCTCTTTCTAATGTGCCATATCTTAACGGTGTGAAGAAATAATCTACTTTTTTTGTGCTTAGTTTTCAAGAAATCTATCCAAAGATTAGTGTGATGTCTATGATACGGTCTCTCATATGGTAGTACAAAAAAATTCTTTTTAGGCATAACAACTATCCTAGACCAACGGTTGTTCCACAAAAATTGTCTAGTCCTAGTTATTCTATAATAGATATCTGATCTCATGTCAGTACCCGTAGTCCACTAGGACAAGATTACCTTTCTCATCTCTACCCCAACTGTCAGGTTTAACTAGATCTCCTATAAACCCTGCTTCTCCGTCTTCAGTTACTACATTAGACCATCCATCTCCCCACTCCCACTTGTCTAACCATTTCCACTTAGGGCCTGTTAAGACATAAGGAACAGAAACTTCTTCTTCTAAAATATTTTCTACCTCTTGATTTCTCAAAATCATCCCGATTTCTTTCATTTCTTTTGGAGACCATTTTTGTTTCTTAAGGGGTGGGACATCTTTCATGACAAGTATCTTTTTGTTGTCTGAAAGAGTATATACCGGGGATAAAAGTTTCTTTTTGCCAGTCTTGTAAACGTCCGATTGTCTTTTGTTTTGTATTAATCCTTTCTTGTTAATAGCTCTTTTAACTACTACGTCTTTTCTCCTAAAAACTGCCCTGGTAGTCCCTTTACCCACAAACTTTCCAAACTCATCTTCTAACTTTTTTACCGGAATCTTAGATAGTTTGTTAGCTAAGTCTTCAACCTCTTTGCCTGAAGTTTTGACAGCATTAACTATCTCTGTGAGTAGTCCGTTAGCGATAAGCATCCTGTTCTTATCTTTCCCTCTTAGGTCTACCTTTAGACTAAGAACCTCTACCGTTCTATTAGAAATTTTAATGAGTTTCATGGATTCTCCAGATGTTTTCTTAAGATTTTAATCGTGTCTTCAGACTTTTTGTGTAAAATTCCTATGCCTCCAGCTTTCTTCCAATTTTTAATGGTGATTCTGTTGTCATCAATCAAAATATCTCCAGATTTTGCATAGCCGGGTTTCAAGGCTTTAGGATAGATAATAGCTCTCTTAGAGAATTTCTTTCCCAAGTGCTTCTTTAGCCAAAGCTTTTTCCCTTGTTCGCAGGTATATTTTTCTCTAGGGTGAGAAGAAAGAATTGTGGGATTGTATTTTTTAATAAAATTCCAGAGTTTCTTACCTCCTGGCATCCACAACAACTCCGACCAGAACTCTGTTCCTTTTTCAGAGACCGTCTTCCAAAACAGAGCTGGATTTTGTACGATAAGTCTCTTCCATCTTTTAGGAAAGAGTTTACTCGCACCTTTATCGAAATTTGCTAGTACTCCATCCATATCACAGAAGATTCTAGGGGAGTTTATAGATTTCAATTTTATGAGTTTCATGAACTCTCCTCATTATATCGACTACTGGCATCCAAGAGACATCCTCTAGCTACAGCTCTCAAAGGTTCTTTAGCAAAAGTTATGGATCCTACTTTAAAAGGCAAAGGAGTTGCTTCTAGTTCACTCTTAAACAAGTCAAGAAATCCTTTTACAGTGATTGTACCCCCTGAAAGAATTATAGGTATTTCTTCTAGAATTCTAACATTTTTAGTTTGTGTAAAGGCATGTTTTACTTCTAATAGAGTATTTCTCACAACAAACTTATAACTAAACATTAGAGCTCTCTCTTCTGGAGATACTTTGTATTCACTAGCTGCTAAGTCTAGTTCTTTTTCTTTAATATGGCACATCACCGACTCAGACTCTCCCACACCTTTAGCTGCTTGTTTATCAATAAAGTCTCCTGATTTATCTATACAGAATTCAAACAAAGGAATGCCCTTGTAGGTTAAGCAAATATTTACCAATCCCGCCCCGAAGCTAAAAGAAAGGGCTGTAAGAGGAGAAGTAGATCCTCCGATTTCAGAAATAGCTACAGCATACGCTTCATTAATAGGTTCTGCTTCCACTCCAAAAGATTTACATAAAGACTGCAAAGACATAGTATGATAGGAAACATCAAAATCAGGATTACCTATATTCTTTCCTGGAACAGAGAACACTAGTTTCTCGTTGAGTGTTTTAATGCAAGGTTTAATCATATGACTGAAGATTTCTTTTAGGATAGAAACAGATTCTCTTTCATTGGGATTTATGATACCGCTTGCTATAGGTCTTTGAGCTGCCGTATTCCTTATCTTTGCAAATTCCATGGCATCGTCTCCCACTATAACGATATCATCACCTCTGTCTATGTAGCTAACTGTATTTCCAAATAAAGAAGGACGGAAAAGTTTTTTATCTATAGTTACAAAACAATTTCTTATGGATTTGTATTTTAGATCACTTCCCTCAAAGTATGAAGAAACTAGGAAT